CTGTCGGATGTGGTACAAAATACCCAAGGAACCGAAAACCAATTAAATGCTTTTATCGCTTATCTCCAAAGAAGAGACCAGCAGGATCATTTAGAAGAAACCGAAAGAGCTGCCGAAGCAAGGAAACAGGAGACTCGGAGATTAACCTCTACCGCAACACCTGGTAAATCTTCAGGCCCAGGTATGTTTGGAGGTGGTAATTGGTTGCAGCCAGCGGTAGTCGCGGGCGCAGTCGCGGGGATGGGACGCACAATATTAGGTGCAGCAGTAAGAGGTATTCCTTTTGCAATCGCATTAGCTTTTGCAGACGAAATTGAAAAGTACTTTGGTGGTGGAGAATTTGGTGAGTTAGTTGCCAATTCTACTATTGGTGGTCTTTTTGGCTTGATCTTTGGTAAAAAAATGGCAGCGCTTGGAACAGTACTTGGCGCTCTATACACGCCAGAAAGAGCTGCCGAAATAGAAAAATCATTAGGTACGATCGGTACTAATATTAAGGAAGGATCTATTAAAGCTTTAGCCTTATTGGGAATAGGTGTACCGAATATCTTAGCCATTGCCAATACTATTGGAGAAGGAAGTGTTAAAGGATTACAGGGACTAGCAGATCTTTCTTCAGGAGACTTTGAAGAATTTAAGAAAAACTGGGTGGAAGCATCGGTGGTTTTAGGAACCTTTGGGGCAATCTTTGCAAGAGGATGGCTCTGGAAGATGATAAAATTATTAGGAAGTAAAAAAGCACTTGTTTTATGGCTTGGTGGATTATTAGGAGTTACAAAGAGCTCAAGTATGGCAGATTCTACAGCAACAGATATGACTGGTGGGGCAATGGGAGAAGATGGTGGTATACCATCCACAGCAAATAATGTCGTCAACAACGTCGCATCATCTGCAACTGCCGAAGACGTTGTTGGCGCTACAACGGGCGCTGCAATGGGCACTAGTACTGGAAGAAAACAAACAGCAGAAGCGAATGCCAAGCCCCCTCCCACCGCCGGGGCTAAGCCAAAACCAGGTGATCCAGTAACAAGCTCAAGCGGTAGAGTGATGCAAGCGGGAGCGGATGGTAAAGCGACAACAGTCCCATATAAAAAAGGTTGGTGGAAAAACGCAGTTAGTGGTACGAGATGGGGCGGTACAGTATTGGGTATGCTAAAAAGCGGTGCAAGAGTATTCCCTGCAGTTACCGCCGTATTACTAGTATTTGATAGTATGGAGCTTTATGATATCTACTATAGTAATAAAAGCCAGAATCAAAAAATAAAAGAAATGGGTGCTCTTCTAGGAAATGCATTAGCTCCTGGAATATTAGCCGCATTTGGTGCTATTGTTGGTGCTGCTGCAGGCGGCGGAACTCCATGGAGTATTCTTACAGGAATGCTAGGTGGAGTAGCTGGTGGAGTAGCTGGTGTGCTAGCAAAAGATCAAGTTTCCCAGATGATAATTTCTCTTATGTTTTATGGTGTCGGATTTAAAGCATGGACACAAAGTGATATTAAAGATGCAAAGGGTAGGTTTGGGGCGTTTGAAAATGTTTCAAGCACGCGTGAAATTCCAGATTTAACTGGAGGTTATCGTACTGCTAGTATGGTAGGTAGTGCAGGTACTGATACCCTAGGAAGTACATCGATGAGTTCAGGATCAGCGCAACATGCTGGCCGTAGACCTTCTATCTCAGCATTCGAAAATGGATTTAACCCAGGTATAGGAGGATTTGGTGGATCTGGAAGAGGAGAGAATTCCCCGATGGTAAACGTTGATGCATCGACTAACCAAGTAGCATCGAGTCAGTATACAATGAGCGTCGAATCACCAGTTAATGATCCGCATGATGTTAGATCTGTGATGCATGCCTGATCATGATATTAATCCAAAAACGCCTTGTAACTGTTAACGTCTTCTATTATATGCCGGACTATCGTGACATTATCCAGGAATTCATGTGGCAGACCAAAGACATAGTTCCTGACATTCCTCGGGTGCATAAATTTTTAAATCATTGGAAAAACTCGATCGAAGCACCAATACAAGAAATAAAGATTAGTTATGCTGATTCGAGTAATTATAGAAATGTAATAGAAGAAAACCCCCTCCCCTCGCACGGCCGCGTACCGATACGAGTTAAGTGAGGGGTTCCCGAAGGTTTCCAAGGGTAGGTTAGAGTGGACATGAGTGATCAAGTCTCATGCTATCGTTTTGCTCCCTTGCAGTCCCCTTCTCAATCAGCCGTTGCTAGTTTAGCAAAGTAGCTCATTGTATCGTCTTCTTCAACAGACTCTTCGGCAGTCACCGGAGTTTCCATTGGAGATGGTTCAGGAACGTTTACCTGTGCTTCTTCACGTACTGTGAATGCACCAGCATTAGTCTCTTCCCCTAGTACTCGCATAAGCTTAGACTTAAGCTCATCATAGGATTTGTAGCTTGCTGGATCGGTAAATTCTGAAAGAGCATGCATCTTATTATAGATGGCTTCCAGTTCTTCATCGTTCTCTGATAAAGATGATGCATCGTCAAACTCAGACTTATCGTAATTACGATAGCCCTCGACATTACGAATTTTCATCTTGAAGTTAGCACCTTCCCATAGATCAAATGGGTTAACAGCTTCTTCGTCTGCAAACTGTGGTTGCATCTGATCCATGATCTTATCGAAGATCCGCTTACCAAACTGATAAAGGAATACCTTTCCTTCGTTGTGAGGTGAAGAAGGATCTTGGACTACATAGATGTTAGTGACATAGTGCAGACGACGCTTTTGAGTACGAGCTCGATCCTTATCGGATTCAATACCAGAATTCCAAAGACGAGCATTAAGCTCACCAACTGGATCGTTCTGTCCGATCGAGGTTAGAGAACGCTCGATGTACCATTGACCAGTTGGACCTTTGAAACCATGATCCCAGTAACGAACCCAAGGAAGATCTTCTCCTTCCGAAGCAGGAAGGAACCGGATAACAGCATAACCATTACCGGCTTTATCAACCGTCGGCTTCCAGATCCGTTCGTCTACATATGATTTTGTTTGAGTTGTACCGCCTCCGGCATTTTCGGCAGCCGAAACAAGAGCAGCGATTTGGTCTTTACGACCTTTGAGTTTAGCAAATGACATATATTTTCTCCGTATTGCTGTAATATGTTGTTGTGTATAGACTGTATTATATCGTATTTTAACTGTAATGTAAACCCCTGAGGGCATAATTATATATACTTTTTTTATTCGAACAAGGATGAATCCAAACTATTTTCTTTTGGTAGAAAATTCAAAGCCATAGCTTCAGCTTCTAGCTTGTTCTTAATTATTGGTGAAACGAATTTCTTGACATCTTCGGGATCAATATCATTCTTATCACAGATGTCCAAAATAGATTCCATATAGGAAATCTTATTTTTGGTAACAGATTCTTCGATCAGTTTTGTAAACTTAGATCGGTTTAAAAAATTATCTTCTAGTTTCATTTATCAAATACCCTTAATATGACTGTGTGGTTGCTTATCCTACCTGTTGGAGCATAGTCTTTAGTGGTTAGTTCTTCCCACGCTTTCTTTATCTTGGTGATAGGACTCTTCTGTATGACTGGTAGGAAATCCATTGGTTTCCTTAGGCGTGTTACTCGGCTCTGTTCCTTGTCGAAGTTCTGGACTGTAGTACCAGAGACCGTAAACCCTTCCGGATCCTTGCACACAAGTTCTGTTAATTTCTTTTCATTTGTATTAAATAGGAAGAGCCGCATTGCTCCGATAATCAATACCGGATTAATAGACACCAGCTTAAAGTCTGTATCTTCCCGCTTAAAGCTTAGCTTAGCTACCTGCTTATCAGCAGTCTTAGCTTTCTTAACTCGTACCTTACGGTTAGCTTTAGATGCCATCTTAATCCTATCTAGGTCAGCTAAGATTTCATTGCACACCTTAATACGATGACCGAGGTCAGGCTTAGTCAAATATGCAAATCCTTCTACTGCTTGCTCGCAGCGTTGATGATATGCATCCTCATAATCTATTAGCCATCCCTCGATCATGTCTCGTACGGGCTGTACAGCAGATCCTGTGAGCCCATAAATCTTAAAAAGATTATAAACCTCGATGCTAGCATTCTCTCCGTCCATCCATCTTTCTTCGAGAATATCTAGGTCACGCATAATCGTTCCACCTACCTTATTCATCAAGCGCTGATGCGGAGATAGTGTAACAATATTCTTTTTATCTTTGGCTGCCTGCTTCTTTTCTTTTAAAAGGATTTTGCCAGGCTTGATCCTTTCCTTAATGTAGTTATTAACCCAGTCGATCGATGTCTGGGTTTCTTTATCCTTTACTTCGAGCTTGTGGTTAACCCAATATGCAACTGCAGAGATATTGGAATTCTGCCATACCCAATCGGGATTAGCAAGGATAGCCTGAGCGTCGGACTTTTTAAAGTTATTCTTAATGTAAGTCTTAACTACACCAACTGCTTCATTCGGTTTAATCTCAATCCGAAAGTGGTTTGATACTGCCCTTAGACCAG